AGAAACGCGAATGGAGAATATCTCAACATCGGAAAGAGTGGAAATGCCATCAAGACAGGAGCCGGTCTCTTCGAGCAGATGGAGTATGGTAATACCATGTATTACAATGATACCCATTCTGTAATGAAGCTTATTCTCGACGCTCTTTATGAGTTGTCTGCTGCTAAGCTTGATTTCGGTGATCGCACTTTCGTAATCAACACTGGAGAAAAGGGTGCGCTTATTTTTAACCGTGAGGCTAAGAATACCGCTTCTGGTTGGATGCCTATGATGTCGGCCCAGAGCCCTTCATATTTCAACAAGACCAGTGCTAACTTTGCTCCTGGTAACGCAGTGTCACTCACTGACTATCAGGTAACAGAGTGGATCGCTCCATTGGGAGTTAAGGTTAAGCTTAACGTGCTTCCAATGTATGATGATCCTGTTCGTAACAAGGTACTGCATCCGGAAGGTGGAGTCGCACAGTCTTACAGATTTGACATTTTCTATATTGGCACACCTGATCAGCCAAATATCTTCAAATGTCAGATTAAGGGACAACCAGAGTATCGAGGCTTTCAATGGGGGTTAAACGCTGCATAGCTTACACATTTCTCAGCTCCCAAGCTCGGCCTAGAAACAGAATAAGAGCGAATTAAAACAAGGTTAATTGCTGGAAACTCTTAATAGTTTATTTTCAAACATTTAATTATGGAAAATATAATAGAAGAATGGAAGGAACTTCCCGATGCCAAGGGTTATTTTATATCCAATCTTGGCAGAGCTAAAATAACGAGATCAAAGAAACATCCAAACGGATGTATTAAGGGATATGGCGAATTCTATAAGGATAAAGATGGCTATTCAAGATTATCATATAGGAATAATAATGGTAAATGTTGCGGAATAGCTATACATCGTCTTGTAGCAAAAATGTTCATTCCTAAACCAATAGATAAAGATGTTGTTAATCACGTCGATAATGATAGGCTAAACAATCGCATAGATAATCTTGAGTGGGTTACTCCTAAAGAGAACGTCTATCATTCTTATCAATTTGGCAAAAGAAAAAAATGTTTGATTGTACCAAGACTCTCAACATTAACTCCATTTCAAATATCCCAAATTCAATTTCTTCGTCAATATTATTCACTAAAGAAAATTTCAGAATTATTCAATGTGAATTATACAACAATGAAGAATATCTCGATGAGGCTAAAAAAGCTAACTAAAGACAATCAGCAGCCAAGCATTTATGATGATGATTATCACATGAATGAAGGTTCAACGACTATCCCAAATGGGAGTACATCGCAAGCCAACGGCGATGGAAATGCCTTGCCCACAAATAGTGGTGAAGATATAGTCTAATCTCTATAGAAATATAGAGCGACATTTGTCGGCTATAAAGTTGCGACTTATAGTAAATATCGATACAGCAATGTATCATAAATGTGAGAAACCCATTTACTGGTCAGATCGGTAATCAGTTCATGAGCTTTGATGAGGATGCAGCGGTTATGCACCGTATGGCTACTCTCGGAGTTTGTGTACTTGATCCAACCAGAACAATGTCAATCATTCCGTCAATCCTTTCGGAGTAATTGATTTAATAGAAGATTAAGGATAACATATTTTAATATACAACGCGGGGTGGGTTGATGCCCTCTCCGCGTTTATTATTTTAAGAAAGAAGTTTTTATGAGTAAAGTGGAAGAGAAGATTAATCTTGACATGGAGGAGATCATGTCAGATGACGTTAAACCAATCGCAAAGCCAAAGCGCGTTGTGGTCAAGGATAATGATGAATCAGCCGAAGTGGCGTTGAATCGCTCCGGGAAGGAATTGATCAATTGTCTTAGACAGTCAAGAATTATTGTGCGTCTTGTCCCTAAGGAGACGTGGCTTGTAAAGAATCCCAAACATGTGCTTGCCGGAGGAATGTCTGAACAGTCCGTGCGTTATTATACAGTGCCTGTATTGAGTTCCGGTGTGTTCAAGAATGTTCTCACGAATTCAGAGAAGGATTATCTTGAGTATATCATGGGTTTGCAGGCTAACGCCTTAAGCGTTTATAAGAGCGAGAATAACTTCTGGTCTAACTATATGGTCAGACTGACAAAGCAAGACACAATTCTCGACCTGTCTGTTCCAGAGGATTATATTAAATACAAGGTCCTTCTTGCGAACACGAGCACGATCGCTCCTTCGCTTGAGGTTTTGCGTGATATGCCAAAGGCTACATATCAATATGTACTCATCGAGGAGGGCGCCGAGGAGAGAATGGCGGTCAAGAAGGTTGACGTTGCCCTTGAGTGCTTTGAACTTTATGGAGCCATCAAGAATGATCACGATAAGCTTCGTATAATTGTTGAGATTCTGGACGGAAGACAGACCGCACCAAACGTCAAGATGGACTATCTGCAAAATAGGATTTATGAGCTCATCAACAGAGACCCTAAGATGTTTCTTGGCGTCATCAAAGACCCTATGCTTGACACAAAGGTTCTTGTAAAGAAGGCTGTCGAGCGTGGGCATATCATCAAGAGGGGTAATTATTATTATCTTAAGGACGGAAATCTTCCTCTTTGCGGCGTTAACGAGGAGCCAACGTTCTCAGTGGCGTGTAGATTCCTTAATCTGCCGAAGAACTCGGAGATGCTTCTTTCATTACAAGCTAAAACAAAAGATTAACATATGACATCTGAGGAATGGTCAAGGGAATTTGATATTCTCTGGAACAACATCACATCAAACCAGGCCCCTTCTCTCAATGACTACGAGAAGAGTGTGTTCTGCACTGAGGCTCTGGAGAACCAGATCATCTCAATCTATCGTGGGAGTGTCGAGGGAATGGCCTTTGAATCATCCGAGGAGTTGACTAGTTATCTCTCACGCCTTGTCAAGACGCATGAGTTTTCACAGTCAGATGGCACACCTCCTGATATACCTGCGACTAATTATTTTATTTGCACGGATTTCATGTTGCCAGACGACCTGTGGTTCATTGTGTACGAAACTGCTAATGTCGCTTCAGGAGACGGATCTTCCTGTTGGCCAAATGGCCGTGAGGTCGATGTAGTCCCGGTGACGCATGACACACTTCGTAAGACGTTTAAGAACCCATTTAGGTTTCCTAATAGATCAAGGGTTCTTCGTGTCACGAAAGGCGAAAATGACAGGGTTTCAGAGCTTATCAGCGATGGAGACGTACAATCATACGTCGTGAGATATTTAAGGCGTCCTAAGCCGATTATATTGGGAAATATCAGTGAATACGGACTCACCGTTAATGGTTACAACGAGACCGCCAGCTGGTACGACCCAAAGAATCCATGTGAGCTTGGCGACAACGCGCAGCGTGCCATCTTGATGACTGCTGTGCAGCTTGCTAAGAATACTTGGGCAAACACGGTAACGGCGTCAAAATAATAAACAATTTAACAAACATTTTCTAAAATGGCTAATTTTAGTGTAAATCAGGCGCGCCAGCTTTATGTAGTTACAGCCAAGGGCGCCAACGCAGCTGCTGTCAAGAAGGGTGCGGCCGCAGGAACCACATTCATCCCGTCTGCTCTCAGCGGCACTTCATTTTATGTAACTCATGTTGGCGCGTCAGGCGAGCCTATGAGGTCAGATCTTATCGATTGTGGTAAGGCTGTGTCAGTTTCTTTCAGGTCAGCAGCAAAGACTGCTCCAAAGGTAAAGAAGTACACTCTCACTGTCAGTGACGATGTTCTTGATTCGGAGGGAAACGTTCCTGCTGGATATTCATATATCGCAAGGTTCACTTATTTCCAGTTTATTGGAATGTCAGATGCCGAGCAGATTGTGAAGCACGCGGATGTTTATGCCAAGAAGGCTATGTCTAAGGCAGAATTCTATACAGCTCTCAAGAACGCCATTGTCAAGGCCTTTAAGAAAGAGAACTCAATCACTCCTATTATCAAGGTTGACGATGATACAGCTAACGGAGTTGTTGTTACAGAGTGTATGCAGCCTTGGCATCTCGGCAAGATGCAACAGGAGGTTCTCCACTTTGTCGTATCTGGAGTTCCTGTGTTCATCGACGGTCTCCGTTATGATTGGATCGTTGTAAGTGAACCTACTGTTGTAGATGCTACTGACCCGGTTACTGGAGCAACTCTCAGTAACGCTCGTGATATTGCAGATCTTGAGTATTTCACTCATGGCGAGCGTGGCGACATCTATCGTTTCGTAGGTTGGCCGAACAACATTGATACCAAGTATCTTGTTGACCCTAATCTTGCCGCTGGTTATGACACCATTGACATTCAGTATTACTGGAATGGCGACAACGAGGATATCCAGCACTCCGCAAAGACGCTCACGCTTGTTGCTCCGGCCGGTGTTCTCAAGGCAACAGATGCCAGCGCTATCGCCAAGGTTCTTGGGCTCACCGTTTATTTCAATGACGGTGTCAAGTCTGACGTGGCCTAATATATATTCAACCGAGGGGGCGTCACAAGCGCCCCTTTTTTATTAACAAGTCGATATGGAGATTAAATTCAACAAACTAAAGATAAGCGATGACAGACTAAGCCTCGATATAGATATCGACTTGGTTAACGGTTTAGGCGAATCTTATGTCATCAAGAGCGTAACGATTGACGATCAGTCAACATACAGGGGTAATCGCGACAATAAGCCGTCAGGCAAGCCATTGTTTTATATCAAGGTTGACTCGACTTCGTATAAAGCCATTCTTTATAAAGAGGATATGCTCTCCGGCGTGTCAAAGCTTTCGCACATTGCTACTCAAGGAGATTATTATGGCTGGAATTCTTCTATGAAAGATTATGCTACAGAAATCACGAAAGACACGTCAGATAAGATTTGTGACGACAGGGCCGACTTCGACTGCACTCCATGTAAAAATAACGAAACGCTTGGCACGTTTGCAAACAGCATGCTTGTAGTTTATGTCGAATATGGCAAGGAAAACGATACTCCAATCGAAGACAAGACGTGGAATGCATCTATAGACGACGTATCAGTAAGCAATCCTTCAGACACAAAAGACATCAGGCTCTCTGTTGTTGGTCAATCAAGCAAATTTGCAGTGTTTGATGCAAATGGTGGAGAACATGTTATTCACATAGAAGCCATCGGAGACGGCGATACTCCAACTAGGGTCGATGGGTACGTTGTTGGAATTACAATTGATTGGAAGGGATTTTATGACATTTCAATGTCATATGTCAAACAGATGTTGTGTGCAGGATGTGACGATATTCCTTATGTGCCGTTCATGGATTATATCCTAAAAAGCGATGCGATTAAGTTTGCCATTGAATGTGGTGATCTAAACATGGCGATTGATCTTTGGAAAAGAACATTCATTAATAGTGGAGCCAAGGCTGCTACATGTAATTGTAGATGATATGTTAGTGACGAATAGTTATAAAATGGATTTGCTTGAGTATTTCAGAGCTCTTAGGCATGTCGGCGTTTACAGAAGTGACATAATGAGGAATGTGTTTATTGAGCGATTTGTCACATATCTTCTAGGTGGCGATTTCGATCAGTTGATCAGCGATGATGATTATTATATGCTGACAACGCTGCTCTCAAGGGTGTCTTAATTGTGTCCACGCGATACCAAACATAAGATCAAAGTTGTTGCATTACATAATAAATAGATTAATTAACTTGTCGCATTGATGGATTTTTACTATCTTTGCGACAAGTTTTTTATTTATAACACTATGTCTACATATAGAGAAGTTGTATATATGTGTCTGGATTTGCTTAAAGTTAATTCAGACGACAGCTATTTCACGGAGGACCACGTGATATATCTGCTTAATAAATTCAGGTCTCTCGTTCTTAAGAAAAAGTATGAGAAAGAGCTTGACCAGAACGCGGTCAATGACGATAATTATCAGACAGTTGTGCTCGATATGGATGTGACAACATCAATAAATGGTATCAGCTGTCCATCAGTACATTATCTAAGAAGTGTACAGGAGATACCTCCTATGCTTGAGGTAGGAACGCAATATGTATTTGCGGAGGATTTCTTTGAGCACGAGATAACGTGCGTGTCAATGAGACGGTTTAAGTATGCCTGCAGAAATAAATATCTTAAAAACATGATGTACGCGACTATAGGGCCAGATCAGCACCTATATATCAAGTCAGCCAATCCACAGTTCGTTTATCTCAATAGGGTTAATTTCCGGGGAATCTTTGATGACGCTGATAAGGCAAGTAAACTCACTGGAGATTGTGTTGAATGCGATATTCTTGACAGGCAGTTCCCAATGGAGGAGAGTCTGATCCAACTTGTGGTTGATTACACCGTGAAGACAATGGCTCAGTCCGTTTATGCCCCTAAGGACGATAAAAACAACGCTGATGATGATCTGTCCGGATTAAATGTAAAACGCGCTGAGAGCGCCTCTAAATAGCCTTAAAATGGAAAATACGTTTGAAGAGTATAGTGTCAAGACAAGATGCGCCAAACAGAAGCAGTTTTCAGTGTCAAATTCACACGGCTCGTTTGAATTCTATAATTACATAGCGCATAACAAACTTAACAAGTTCAAGCAGGACAGAGGCAGGACGATGCGTACCATAAGAAACGTCGGTAACTATATACGTGACTACGTCGCGGCCGGCAAGGAGATTGTCCTCCCTTATGGACTTGGTAGCCTTATATTGAAGGCATCTGATTCCGCAGTATTGTCACAAGACGGAGAAGTTAAGATAAGATCGTCAGTGAATTGGTATGAGACACTGAAACTATGGTTTGAGGACGACGAGGCCAGGGAAAATAAGGTATTGGTAAAATACACTTCGCCAAAGACATTTATTCCAATGTGGGAGAAGAGTAAACTTTATAAGAACGTATCGTTTTATAAGTTCTATTTCAACAGGATACTCAAGGCGAAAATAAAGGATAATATTAAGAACGGTGTGGTATGTGACGCACCATTAAGATATCATAGCGATGGAAGATAAGACTATCAGCATAAAGGAATTGATGGACGAGCTGTACCTGCACCCAATGTTGCAATCGATACCGCTTGAGACTGTTGTCCATCACGTTGTTAACTTCATGAGAATACTTGGATGTCCATCCATATTCACACAAAAGGTTGATATACTTGACATCTGTAAGTATAGGGCGTCATTGCCTTGTGACTATGTAAGTATGATTTCTGTGCGTGACGCAGAAAATATTGGAATGGCTTACAGGTACACTACAGATGTGTTTCATATGAGTGAACATGAGAAACCACTAGTTGACCTGACGTATAAGATTCAAGGAGGCGTCATATATACATCTACAGAGAAAGGAAAGATTGAGATTGTCTATAACGCTATAGCAGTTGATAGTGAAGGGTTCCCACTGCTGCCTGATAATCCCACATTTCTCAGAGCCCTAAAAGATTATATAAAGGTAAATTATTTTACAATATTGTTTGATCTTGGAAAGATAGACGCAAACGTTCTTAATCAGGCCAAACAGGATTACGCGTGGTCTGTCGGCAGCGCTGAGTCAGAGTCTAACAGGATGTCTCTTGATAAGGCTGAATCATTCTTTAATCAATGGAGCACGCTGTTGCTTAGGCATACACAACACAACTCTGGGTTTATTCGTAACGGTAATAAAGAATACTTTAAACGATAATATATGCTCAATAAGGTAGAACAGTTTCTCAATATGGGCATGAACAGGGACTTGTCCATCAGCAAGGCGGAGAATAAGTTCGCCTTTGAGAATTTTAACATCCGTATTACGGAGAATGAGAAGAATTCCCTGTTATCTGTCACTAATGAAAAAGGTAATCGTCGTGTAGGTGATTTTTATATTCCAGGATGCGTTCTTGGCTATTGCGTGGTAAACAAATATGCGGTGATATTCACCACGGAAGGCGAAGGGTTTGACCATATATACAGAATAGATTATCTAAGTAAAGACCAGTTCAGGCGAGTAACAATATTTAACGGGAACCTTAATTTCTCTAAAGATAGAGGAATAGAGACTCTCGGTGTTTACGAGAAGGATGATGTTATCAAGGTTTACTGGCTTGATGGTGTCAATCAGCCAAGGGTTGTCAATATTATTGGAGGGTTAGATACGAAGAACGGCGAATTCATATTATCCACAACTTACGGTGGTAAAAGAACGCAATTCGATTTTGTTATGGAGATCGAGTTTGCTGATTCATGTAAAATCACAAAAGATTATGATATACATGGTCAATGGCCTTCGGGTGTGGTTCAGTATTTTCTCACGTACAGTAAACGATACGGACAGGAATCATCAATTTTTTGGTCGTCGCAATTATTCCAATTGACACACAAAGACAAGGGCGCAAGCGAGAACGATATTGTCAATTGTGGTTTTCGTATTGGAATAACTTATCCGGACCCGTCATTTGATTTCGTGAATATCTATAGAGTTATTCGCACAAGTCTTAATGGAACGGCTCAAGCAAAGTTTGTCGCACAAATTGAGATAGCCAAGTCATTTAATTCGTCTACTCCTTCTGCTCAGCCAATTGATTATATCGACGATAACACAAAAGGATCTGCAATAGAGCCGTCAGAATTACTCTATAAGGGAGGAGAGAATGTCACAGCATCAACAATGGCGCAAAAGGACAACACTTTATTTCTTGGAGATATAACAACAAACAGGGTGTTGTTATCAAAAGAGGCCAGAAATAAGATACGTTCTGCTATCACTGTTGGTAAATCAATGAGACAGATTGACAAACCGGATAATGAGGTTACCGGCTTATTCCCATTCAATCCGCACACCAAAGGATCAAACAACGCTTATTTCAAAGGTGGCAACTGGTATCGCCTTGGAATTCAATTTCAGGACATCTATGGTAAATGGAGTGATCCTGTATGGATTGGTGATTATAAGATGATGACGACAAATGGAAAGCTTGATAATAATGGTAAAGACGAGCCACATCCTACAGATGAGTTTACTGTGCCTACATTTTATTATGCAATAGACGAACGGTCCCTCAATAATATTGAAGTAACTGATTCAGGTAAGAACGTTCGATTCAGTGAAATGTATAAGAGATGTCGCGCAGTCGTTGTATATCCAAGCGAATCACAGCGTAATGTAGCATGGCAAGGAATTATAAGTCCAACAGTAGCCCGTATTGGCGCAAGAGAGAAAAATCAGCCGTACTGCCAGTCATCGTGGTTTTTCAGGGCAGAATGTGACGATATCGAATACAAGCACGCAAGAAATTTGAGACCCAATGGTGTAGATGGATCCGAGATATCAACCCAAGATAACTGCGTTGTAAAGAAAGACTCTGACGGAAATAAATATAGATATTATTTTGAATATCCAACAAATGATGTCAAGTCAAATAACAATGATACATTCTTTGTTGACAGAAACACAGTTACAATCAATAGCCCTGACATCGATGTAACAGATAAATCATCAATGTCAAACTGCGACTTCAGAATTGTCGGCAGGTCCCCTCTTGTTTCTTCTAGTGGGAAATACATTATCGAGGCTGGAACACAGTCTATTGTCGGAGATCTTGTTGGCGAAATCAATACATCACAAATTAACTCTGACAATTCGTCATTGATGACAAGAATAGCCGGATGGCAAGATGTTCCAATCGGCGGAGATGACGGCAAAGTTCAATACGAAGGGCTATATGATCTAAGCAAAGGTGGCGGTCGTCTTAGGTTTGCGATATATCCTTGGCAAAGGTCTGGCTCATTATCTAATGCCTTTAGATTTCCAGAAAGCACCATATTATATTCTGAATTGAAGCATAAGCTACTAAGTAATATAAGATATTCAGACAGGACATTATACGACGTTTCATGGGGCAGTGGTTTTAGTGGCAATTACAACGGAATAACAGATTGTTATATATATGATCCGTCAGATCCGTCAACAAGTTATTTGTTTTTAAAAAATCCTTTAAATAATGACGAAACGGCTTATAAATTTTCCAATAGAATATATTCTGGAGACTGTAATACATCAGTGTCGCCTGCTGGTGGATCGACATATATTTATACGACAAGCTTGATATCTCCTGAAGGAAACTTTCTTGACATAGATAATTCACTTGATACAGGTGGACTCGGAGTTATCCCATTGACTTATTCTCTGTATCCAATAGAAACATATTTTATAGGTGGCGAAATTGCATTAGTTCAACCAGAGAATGGCAGGGAGAATTATATTTTAGAACCAAGAACGAATGCTATTGTAACAAGTAATCCAGCATTGATAAAATATAAATCAACAAGCCATGCTGTATTTTCATTTAATAACAATTCATCTGATTTTTCAGTAAATCTTCCACACTTGACAAATGACGATTATGATATTATTGAATCAAATAAAGATTTATCGTGGGTAAAGCCTGGTGGTTCAAGTGTTGATAATGAACGAATTGTCTACAAGATGTCATGGGGTGAGCTTGACAAAAGAATAAATACAACTTCGTCTGAAGCAATAAAATCCAAATTGACAAACGGAACAATATATTATATCACAAGTGGGTTGTCTGTTAATAACATAAACTATAATAATGTTCTATTAAGGGTTGTCGCTGCAAATAAAACTGCAATTCTAGACCCATCCGTATATGATGTCAGCTTTAATTATAACGAAAGACGTTATTATATTAGCGTTGTTCCATCTGCTCAATATTCTCCACTGATACTGCTGGATACTACTGGAAAGTTTAGTAAACTGGTAAGATTTGTGTGCAGTAACACCACTGATATGACAATAACGCTTGATAATGGCAATACAAAAACGGCTGCAATACCACATGGTGATTTGGTTGAGATATCAAGTGCTTCTGATTCGTCAAACAGGCACATAATAATTAACACTGAATCATTGAATATTACAGACAAGCATATACCTCAGTTAATAATTGGTGAAATTTACAGAAATACGGATTCTTCTGTATTTGCTGATATAAATAATGAGGAAGCTGCTTCTCAAGAGACTTGGAATATCGCCAGCGAATCAATGAATATCAGTGACCTTTCATGGAAAAATCTTGTACTCAATGACGGTGATACATACTATCAACGTTGGGATTGTTTAAAAACGTATCCATACACTGAGGAAGACACTAACAGTGTTGTTGAGGTAGCCTCTGTAATGATTGAGAGTTATAAGAATCTTGACGGACGTTATGACAATAATCGCGGTGTTACGTTTGGAACATATCTGAGACCAACAAACATGAATTTATTCAACGATGTATATAATCAAAGGAATAATTTCTTTTCGTTTCATTCATTGCCGTTGTCAAGATATAGCACAAACAGGTTTGTCAACCAATTCATGGCCTCATTGACAAAAAGCTATGGGGAATTGACTGATTCGTGGACGAGTCTTACTGCGGCATCAACATTCGATGTCGATAGTACCAAGGGAAAAATCAACGC